CCGCCCAGGAGGTCACCCGGGCGGGAAGCTTTGTGTTGCGTGCGTTTTTCCTATTACTATTATCTGATCCTGTGCAAATTCAATCCACGTTCCCCCTATATGGGGGGCATCCAGATTCAATGGGCGGTATAGATGGCAAAGTTGTGTTTCAAGTCGTACCCTGTGAGGGGGGGGGGCATTACGCCAGCAACGCCTACAGCCCCCCAAAGCGTTTCGAGTCACCCCCATAAGGCGGGGGAGGGGTAACAGCGGAGGTATTACAAAATGGCAACACAAACAGGGGTACGACTTGCTGAAGTTCCCACCCTCGGGAGTTTTCGGCTTTTTTTAGTGACGCATCACTGCTCAGCACTATCCAGCGGTAGTGTATACACGATTTTGCTATCCGTCCAAGAGAAGTATTTATCAAGCTCGACCTCCACATCAGTTGTGGTGTCGTTAAGCTCATAGGCGACCTGTACGTCGAGGCTTATCCCCGGCTTAATCTCCTTGCTCTGGTTATCAAAACTGTAATCGTCAATGCCCCAGGATGTAAAGACATCGCCCAATTCAACTCCGTTCTGGAAACATTTGTCCTCAATGGCATACATAAAAGCCATCGATTCGTCGCTATTATTCGTGAAGGTGTACGTAATGATAAGTATGTTGCCTCCGCTAGAATCTTCGGTGATGCGGTAGTCCTTAATTGTCACATTGTATTTTCCAATCTTTCCGTCGGGGGTTTCGGATGGGGCGGATTCTGTGGGTGCTTCCGTTGGCTCCGCTGTTTCTACTGGTGTAACATCATTGCCTGCGGGGTTGCCAGTGGCCTCGGTACCTGTGCCGGGCCGATTTTCCACTCGTTCCTGCGTTGCTGAGTGTTTGCTTGCAGCGGCATTCGATGGCTGCGTTGGGTTTTCTCCAGAGGGTGACCCCGCCGATCCGACAATGGCGATAAAGGCTATGCCTGCGACAATCAGCCAAAACCACCACCGCTTAAAAATAGATTTCTTTTTTTCCTTCTCTGCTTCGCCGCAGTAGGGGCAGACTGTTGCACCTTCGGCAATTTCTTTTCCACATTTTCTACAGTACATGCCTTGATCCTCCTAATCGTCCCCCCGTTACTGGCGTTCCTCGTTCTCTGTAGCCTTATTTTGCGTTTTCATCGTAACGCTTCCAATAATAAAGACTGCGGCAAAAACGAAGCATAGGATTGCCCAGACCATTAAGTCAGAGTAGGAGCCGTAATTAGAAATCCCTACAAGCCCTGCCACTGCGTAGAAAACGCCGGTCGTAATGCCGCCGCCCTTGCTTTTTCTGGTGCAGAGGCCGACGATCCCCGCGACCAACATCAGGATGGCAACGGCGAGGCCGGAGCTTCCGCTGGTTTCCCCGTTCTCTGCAATCGCATTTCCAATCCCTGCAGCGCATGACTGGAAAAGAACAAAGAAGCAGAGAACAATGCTAATGATGCCGATGATAAGCTTTGCTGTTTTCATTTGTGTGTCCCTCTTTTTCTTTTTTTATTGCCACCGACGCGGGGCCGGTTGGTTACTAGCCCAGATTTTGCCCATTGACATGTGAACGCCTGTTTGGTATAATCCAAACAAACGATCGAGAAGTGAGTCTCAAAACGTAAACATTCGCAGAACATAATACACAACGTTTTAAATAAATGGAGTTATAAAGTTTTGGTAATTTTGCACAAATTGGGACATTGCAAATTGTGCAATCTTACAAAATTGCGGTTTAGAGCAAAATGACTCACACATGGGACACCTTTAGTGGTAGAATAAGACACGTAAAGAATAATCTTACAACTAAAGGCACGATGTTGCGCAAGTATCCCGGAATATCAATTGGAATCCGCAGCAAACTATATCCGGGTGATTACACATGCGGATTAATTTGAGCCAAAAGCGTCTGGAACGTGGGTTGTCTGTGCGCCAATTGTCGGAATTATCAGGGGTATCCCGCGCAACCATCACACGGATAGAAAATAGCGACTGCAATCCAACCATCGAACCCCTGTGCAAACTAGTAGGAGCATTGGGTATTACACTGAATGATCTGATCCCGCGCGATCAAATACAGGAATAGGGCCCGGCCTTTGCCGGGTACATACAGAAGGAGGATTAGCCATGAATGCCGACTGCGCCAACCGAAGCAACAAGGAAAATATAGATAAATTAACTGAGTACATAAATTCCAAAAGCAACCCGTTTGAATTCGCTTCTACACTATTGTCTCTCTGCAAACCACGCAGAAATCATTTCCCCGACAGAGATCAAAAATCGCAGATCGGCGTCTGAAAGATCCTGCCCAGGCTGGATAAAGCCCATATCTATCAACATTGCCTCAACCTCTTCGGTGGTAACTTTTCTCCCTGCATCGTCGTTTGATGGTGCAGGGTTTTCTTTTTTGGGCGAGTCTGCAAATAGATCATCAAGAGTGTACCCTAAGGAATGTACAACCGCCCGGACAGTTTCCAGCTTTGGGTCTTTTGTCTGCCCCGCAAACAGCTTATTAAGGGTCCCTACAGGGACTTCAGATTCTTCGGAGATTTGTTTTGTCGTCTTTCCGCTGCTTTTTTTCATGGCAGCCAATCTATCAAGCCACATGTTGATCCCCTCGCATTCTCAGTTGCTTACCCCTACTATAACATGCGGCCACCCCATTTTGCAACAAGAAAGTTACCGTCCGGGGTAAAAAAGTTTGCGGAGAGGGCTTGACTTTTACCGACAAATATAATATACTGGCCACAAGGTTACCGTTGACGGTAAAGGAGGTGACGCATATGCTTGCAAACCTTAAGGCGGAAATGTGCCGTCGCAGTTTAACTGCAAAAGACATCGGGGCTATCATCCAAAAGTCCGACAAAACAACACGAGACAAGATCAACGGAAAGTCTGGCTTCAGCGTCGAAGAGGCGCTTAAAACCAGAGATGCATTGTTCCCCGAACTGGAGATTGAGTATTTGTTCGCTAACTTCTCTGATTCTTTTTCTCCTGCACTCAATTCTACCACGCACCCCACATCCGCACAATCCTAAATTAATGCTTGTACGCGAGTACAGCAGCTTACAAAAGGAGGTGAACAGTATGAAAATTTCCATAACCAACAAAGGCGTCTTCGTAGGCGAAACCGAAATCAAGAATGTCACCCGCGTTGATGTAATCAATCTCAACCTCCTTGAAGACATGGAGGTGGTGCTCCATGTTGCCGTGAGTAAGATTGAGATTGACTACCAGAATTTAGGCGCTAGGGGATGAACTGAGCCAAGAACGAGACGACTTCCGCAAACCCGTTTTTGAACCGATTTTCAAGGTATACGATTGCCCGGTCTGTTAACTCGCAGTCTCCGTAGATGTAATTCTTTAATAGCCCGGAACGAGCGAGTTCTAATCTGGCATCGTTTATGTCAGAGCTGTTCATAGATGCAAACGGCTCTTTCTTGGAGAAAAAATCATCTGAAAATCTGCGGGCGTCTTGTTTTGACAATCCGTCTTTTCTGCGACTCAAAAACGTCTTGTATAGGATCCCCAGCATTTTGTCTGAATCCTTTGTGATTTCGATATTCACAATTATCACCCCCTCTCCGCCTAAATTATAACAAAGAAGGGGGGGGGGCAACAAAAACCCAGGCCCTCACCGGAAAACTTTCGCGATGAGCGCCAAATCCGATATTTTGTTGGCTGTCACCTACATGATACCAGAGCGGGGGTAAGCTGAGTCGTGGCGCCACGAAAGAAGGTGAGAGAATGGAAATCGTTATAACAACGCTGGTGGCTGCCCTCGTATCGACTTTTGTGTCGAAAATGATGGGTGACTATTACCTCCGCCTGCTGGATAAATACGCGAAGGATTTGCTCGAAATCTCAAAAGAGCAGGTGCGGAAGGCATACCTCAACCAAGACAGACACTGACAAAGTCCTGTCCTACAGGCGTCAGTCTCGCAAGGGATCTCTCCATTTCTAGCTTATAACCAAATACGGTAGCCTGGCGGTTAAGCTCCGCGTGGAGCGATGTGCGCTGAAATGCTGCGTAGCGATCGTCATTAGAAAAGTGTGTGAAAGCCGGAATTTGGATAAGCCCTAAGCGCTGAAGAAAAGCAATGGAATGCCCGGCAATCTCAAGAGAGCAACTCTCTGGCGCTTTTTCAGGAATGCATTCAACAAGCGGCTCAAAGCCCCCAGCCGAAAGAACTTTCTTGTAATTCACAACGGCAAGGCCGCCGCAGGATTGGTACCTATGCAGGATTTCCAGCATTTGGGCATCTAGTGCGCTCATTTGTTGAATTATTTTTGAAAACGATGGGTGAGCTTTGTCTGCGTAGTCAGCATGCATTGAACTTGCGATTAGATGGGCAAACATTTCCCGAAGTTCTGCGGACTCGACGCAATATTTTGAATCGTCTAGTGCCTGCGCGGCGATTTGTGTGGAAGGTTCGATTCGCTTCTCTTCTGGAATAGCAGCTACCTTTGCATCAAGGCTTTCCCGGTACTCTTCCAGTGCGCAAGCGTATTTCATCCTTTGCTTCTCAAGTTTAAAAGACACGCGGTTCCCTAAAACAAGTTGCCACAAGTCCGATAGCGTTTGACCGATTGACTGGGTTGGCTTATCAGTAAGATTCTTAGCGGCGTTGTCTACGAAATCAGGAATAGCTGCCAGGCCTTTTGATTTATCACTCGTAGCAGATCCCATGGTGTACCCCTCCTTTTTTCTGCCAGAAATTCTAACACATTTCGTGGACAGGTGCAACAGCTGCTACTCTTTTCAAACTACTGTAGGAAGTTAATACATATTCAACCCCACGAAAGGAGGTGAAACACCATGCAAATCACCGCTGAAAATGCGCTCAAAGAAACGGCCTGCGCCGTTCCGGGAATGACAGCGCAGGCACCCAACGCAACCGCGGAATCCCGATACATGTGGCGGCGGTTTGAGCTTACCACGTCTGATCCCGCTCAGATCGCTGAGCTGGAAGCTGTATTAGACCGCCACAAGGACCTGACCCGCAGAGAGCTTGCAGTCATAGTAATGGGTCTTCGCGTTCGACCCGGATTCGCTCTGAAAGACTTTGATATTTAAACGACAAATACCCCAGCGTGTCGCTCAATTCTTCCTTCGTCCGGATACCCGAATAAATGGCCATAAGTTCCCGGTGTGGTCGTATCTGCCACAGGTTTACCGTCATTTTACTGGTACCGAAAAATCCGGTAACTTCAAACTCGAAACGCTCGTTAACCTTCCGGTATATGGTCTCGACCATGTCGATCTTCTTTACCGTGTACATCGGCCCCAGGAAATCACACACCGACTTTAACATAGCAAGTCCCATAGTGTACACCCCCTTTCCACCAGAAATTCTAACATACTTCGCGACCTTTCCGACTACACAGAAGGAGGTGCCCCCAACATGCCCCGAACCAAATTAGGCTCCGCCCAATACGCCGCCGAGGATTTCCGCCGCGAGGTCCGCGCTCGAATGAGCTACTGCGGTATCTCTCAGGGCGACTTGGCCAAAAAGGCCGGAATAGATCCCAGCACCCTGTCACGGCGGCTCAAGGATCCCCGGCGGCTTACCTTAGGGGAACTAGAGAGCCTGCACCGGGTGCTACATCTGGATTTGGCGATGATTTTGCCGATGCTTGGGGTGAGCAAGAAGGAGTTGCGGCCATGAAATACTACACCTACGAAGTCCACACCCAATCCCCCGACGGCCTAGTCCACGTCCACACCGTCCGGGCTACCAGCTCCGAGCATGCGGAGCGGATAGTGAGGGCAGGGCTGCGGAAAGGGTGGAAGGTGATCGGAACCGCACATCAATTTAAATTGGAGGATGATAAAAAATGAAGAAAACAATCGTAGAGCTCAAGCGGGACAGCCGGATGCTGGACAGCCTCATGGACATGCTCTCCGAGGCTGCGTATAAGGATGATAAGCCCATCTTTGATGCGCTTGTAGCCGCCTGGCGGCAGGGCCACCGGGCGGACAATCCGCTGGAGCAGGCGTTGCTCCGGAGCCTGTACAAACGTGTGACCGTGCCTGGCATTGGCAACGCGAGGATCGATGTACCGCACGCTGCTATGGCCCACATGATCCGGGCGATGTACCCGGGAGTCGGAGGGGAGGCGAAAGCTGATGATGAAAATAGCTGATGCAATCGACATCCTGTATGATCTGGCCCTCGATATGGACGCTCTGCCCGATGAGGTTTGTATCATGAATCCGGACGAAGATAATATCGAAGCTATCAATCTGGCAATCAGAATCTTGTCCGCCCTGGACGCCAACAAGGACAAGGCAGCCAACATCACAAAATCCCTGCACATCTGCTACGCTCACGGCCCCATGGGAGATTGCCAAACGTGCCCGTACTACGATGATTATGGTGATTGCCAAAGCCGTAGCAGGGCTAAGGATATTGTGGATCTTCTTACGCAGGTATACCTGCAAGGAGGTGACACCAACGACCAAACTTGACGCAATCGCCCAGCTCCAGGATCTGCGCAACCAGGCCCAGTCCAAAGCCCACCCCCGGAGCCGCCTATGCATCCAGGAGTATATGGATGCCGACACCGCTGCCGACGATGTGGCCGCCCTGACGATGGCTATCAAGGCACTCCAGGCCGACCGGGGGGACACGCCTGTGTGGGCTTGTGCGCTGTGGTGCCTGGCCGCCGCAATTATTGGGGCGGCATGCGTGATCTATGCAATGGCGTAGGAGGTGATAATGATGTACTATCGCACGTGCCCAGACTGTGGCGCGCACCTGGATCCCGATGAACGGTGTGACTGCCACGACGAAAAAAGCGCCGCCCCCGATGCGCCAACACCGGAAGCGGCAAGAGAAAACTAACCACCATTACTATACCACCAAAGAAAGGAAAACGCAATATGCTAGAAGTAAAAATCAACATCCACTGCCCCGAACTCGCGGCCGCCATTACCGCACTGGCGGATGCCATTACCCACAAGGCCCCCAGTACCCAGTTGCCCGTGGGCGCGCCCACAAACCCTACGGTCCCCCCTGTGGCAACACCTGTGCCTGGTATGGCGCAGAGTGCCCCGTATGCGGCGGCCACATCGACACCTGCCCCGATTTTGGCGCCCCCTGCTGGCCAGATGGCCCCTGTGGCCACCCAAACGCCTGCCGCCCCGGCGGTCCCCCTTTCTGCGCCTCCAGTAGGTAGCGCACCTGTGTCTCCCGCCCCCACTGTCCCTGCTGTTCCGGTCGCCAGTGCTCCCGCGTACACTCTGGATCAGATTTCCAGGGCCGGGGCTGCACTGGTGGATGCCGGGAAGGGGTCGCAGCTGGTTGCTCTTCTGGGCGAATATGGAGTGCAAGCTGTTACCCAGATCCCCCCGGAGCGGTACGGTGACTTCGTTACGAAGATGCGTGGATTGGGGGCGAGATTATGAGGGAACCCTTTAAGCTGCGGATGCCTTACCCCGACGAGGCCGCTACCAAGCAACCGATCATCCGGCTCAAGCCCTCGTACTACCAGACTCTCAGTGTGCTGAAGGCCAAAACTGGCCTGCCGCTGGGCAACATCGTGGAGCAGTGCATCGACTATGCGCTGGAAAACATGGAGGAGGCGGACAACAATGCCACCTGAGAAACACGCACTGCTTTCCGCTTCTTCCGCCTCCCGATGGCTTAAGTGCACGGCGGCTCCCCGTTTCGAGGAGGGGTTGCCGGAGAGCAACAGTTCCTATGCAGAGGAGGGCAGTCTAGCCCACGCTCTTGCCGAGCTCAAGGTACTGAAAAAATTCACCCTTATGAATAACCGCACTTACAATACCCGGCTCAACAAAATCAAAAAAGATCCTGTCTACAACCAGGAGATGGACAAAACCACAGACCTTTATTTGGAACGCCTGGTAGAGCAGGCTATGACGTACAACAGTACGCCTACGGTGGCAGCTGAGGTACGGGTAGACTTTTCGGACTACGTTCCGGAGGGCTTCGGTACCTGCGACTGCGTGATGATTGGCGGAGATACCCTTTGCATCACAGACTACAAGCATGGCAAGGGCGTCCCCGTAGCTGCTGAGGGCAACGCTCAGATGCGGCTTTACGCCCTGGGGGCCCTCAAGCGCTACGCTCCCATTTTTGGGGACGCCATCAAAAAGGTCCGCATGAGCATTGACCAGCCCCGGCTTGACAGTTACACCACAGACACCATCACTGTGGAGGAGCTGCGGGCCTGGGGTGACGGCATCAAGCCCATTGCCCAGAAAGCCTTTTCTGGCCTGGGCGAGTTTGTCCCCGGTGACCATTGCCGCTTTTGCCGGGGCAGGGCTCAGTGCCGTGCCCGTGCCAGTGTCAACACCGCCTTAGAAGAATTCAGGGATTGCATCCCGGAAGACAGGGCTACACCTAAGGAACGCGCCCAAGCGGAAGAAGACGGACTTGATGGTATCCCCATGAATCTCCTCTCCGATGCAGAAATCGGCGATCTACTTATTCGCGGCCAGCATCTTGTCCAGTGGTATAAGGACTTGGAGACCTACGCCACCGAGACCCTGCTGGCTGGCAGGCCTATCCCCGGATGGAAACTGGTGGCCGGGCGGAGCAACCGGGCATTTACGGATCAAGACGCTGCCATCCAAGCCGTCATTGCGGCCGGATACGATGAAGCGTTGGTCTATGACCGCAAGCCCAAGACCCTCTCCGAGCTGGAGAAACTGATGGGCAAAGCGGAGTTTGCTGAGAAAATCGGCAGCTATGTGGTCAAGCCCTTGGGCAAGCCTACATTGGCGCTGGCAACGGACAAGCGGGAGCCCTACAACTCCGCCGCCGCTGATTTTGCCGGTGTTGATGTGCCCTTATTTTAATAGGAGCGCGGCAATGACTAACCCGGTTATTCACTTCACCTACCGCACCGCCTCCTTTGACCTGGGGCTCACCTGGCTGGCCGATCTGCCAGTCCGCAACATCCGCAAGCTATTTAAGCTGATGCTTGCAGAGCCAGATAACAACATGGAGGCAATCCAAACCACCGCCGCTTTCCTCTCAGAGATAGTGGCGGATTGCGAGGCCTCAAATAAGGCTGCCAGCGCCGCCTATAAAAGCGGCTGGCGCTATGTGGCGAACAAGCGGAGCTGCAAGGTGGCGGACCGTAAGATCATGCGGGAAAACAACCGCCTGACCAAAGAGGCCACACAAGCCAAGAAGCAGTTTGAGGGCTGGAAAAAAATCCAGAGCATCTGGGGCGAATTAAAATCCAAAATGAAAATTCAGGAAGGAGATTATTAACTATGTACCAAAATGATCCTATGAAAGTCTTGACTGGCGAGGTACGCCTGTCTTACGCCCATCTGACCACTCCCCGGGCTGCTCAGCCTGGGCAGGAACTCAAATACTCCGTCACGCTGCTCATCCCCAAGACGGATGCGGCCACCAAGGCGGACATTGACGCCGCCATCCAGGCTGCCGCCCAAGAGGCGTTGTCCAAGGTGTGGAACGGCACCCGCCCGCCCCAGCTCCGGGTTCCCATCTATGACGGCGACGGAGTACGGCCCTCTGGAGTCCCCTTTGGCGACGAGTGCAAGGGCCACTGGGTGATGACTGCATCCAGCAAGATCAAGCCCCAAGTCGTGGGCATCGATAACATCAACTGCGAGCTTTCCCCGGCGGACATCTACAGTGGCATGTATGCCCGTGTGACAATCCGTTTCTTCGGATACTCCAACTCCGGCAACAAGGGTATCGGCTGTGGCCTGGGCAATGTGCTCAAAACCCGCGACGGTGAGCCGCTTTCCGGCTCTGCTTCTGCGGCTACAGATTTCGCGGGCATCGGAGCCGCCCCTGCTGCCCCTGCCACGCCCAACTACGGTGCGGCAGTGCCGGCCGCCCCCGGCGCTTATGGCGTGACTCCCGCCGCTCCTACGGCTCCCGTTGGCGCTCCTGCCTATGGCGCTCCTGCCTATGGCGCTGCCCCTGCGGCCCCCGCCGGTGTGCCCTGGAACACCAACAGCGGCATCGACCCCATCACTGGCCAGCCGCTGTAACAACATAGGGGCGCGTGGTTACACGCGAAATGGTCACGCGCCTCCCCACGAAAGGAGAAATCAATCATGAAAAAGGCCATTACAGTTATCCTCGCGCTAATCTTGTCCCTGAGTCTTGCTGCCTGCTTATCCAGGTGTGATTACCCGGTATCCGGCACCGGGAAAGACACTGCCCGCACTCGGCAGGCAGCAAACACCTTGCAGGGAAATCAGCCCACCCCGGAGGATATTTCTTACTCTTTGGAGCGCTACAATCTTATCCGCCGCGCCTATTGGGTAAACGGCCAACGGGAAAAAGCAAATACGCTGGTGTGTGAAATTGAAAAGCCTTTGGGCTATATCGTGCTTTTCAGTGGCAACACCGTCGTTGGTAGCTTCGTCGTCGATGGAAAGGTGTCAAGCCTTAATAGCTTTTTAACTCCTGATAGCGAATATTACGAATACGGTTCTGTCAGGAATGATTGGCTTGCAGATATTGATGGCACCTACGGTGAGAACGATTCCGGCGTTTTCTTTTTTACCCCGGACGGGAAGTACATTGAATGGACTGGTGAATACCTGTACTCCGACATTCCATTTGAGGTTTCAGACCCCGTTGTTTCTTATGAGGTGGCCAGATGAAGAGAACTGTATCAATTCTTCTGATTGCTCTGCTGCTCGTTCTATGCGTGGGGTGCCCCGTTTTCTTCGGAGCAACGCCCACCGGCAGGGCTATTTGGAATGAGTGGTTTTTCGATGTGCAAAAAGTGGACGATAAGACCAACTACGACACCCGAAAGCAGGTGGAGGATACCTGCAGGGCAATGATTGCCAGCTATACAAGCGATAAGCTGACCTATGAGCAGTATAAAGACAGCGACAGCGAAGAAAAGCAGTCATGGGCTGAACAAGCCCGTATGAGGGCCAATAAGACCGCAGCAAGCTACAACGAATACGTCCTTAAAAATTCCTACGTGTGGGAGGACAATATCCCCAGCGATATCGAAAGCAGCCTGCTGTACCTGTAAGGGGGTCGCCAATGATTCATCATCTCAGTATCGACCTCGAAACTTTCTCTAGTGTTCCTATCGCAAAAGCAGGGGCCCAGAAATACATTTCCAGCCCAGACTTCGAAATTCTGCTTTTTGCGTACAGTCTGGACGGCGCACCGGTCGAGGTCATCGACTTGGCACGGGGGGAACAACTCCCCCCGTGGCTTGTCGGGGCCATCTTCAGCCCAAAGTACATCAAGCATGCATACAACGCCCCGTTCGAGTGGGGCTGCTTGTCCAAGTTTTTAGGTGCTACCCTTCCGCCGGATCAATGGCGGTGCACCATGCTCCATGGCCTCTACTGTGGGTATACAGCGGGTCTAGAGGCCACAGGGCGGGCGCTGGGACTCCCTGAAGATAAACGGAAGCTCAGCACTGGAAAAGCCCTCATCCGCTATTTCTGTGTCCCCTGCAAGCCCTCCCAGGCCAATGGCGGGCGCACCCGCAATCTGCCTCAACACGATCCCGGCAAGTGGAAATTATTCTGGGAATACTGCCAGCAGGATGTCGTGACAGAAATGACGATAGAGAACCTGCTGTCCGCTTTCCCTGTGCCTGACTTTGTGCAAAAGCAGTGGGAAACGGATCTGATGATCAACGCTCGTGGTGTAGCTGTGGATATGGATCTGGTGATCGGTGCGCTCTACCTTGGGGACACAGTCCGTCAAAATCTGATGGCCGAGGCAACCGCAATCTCAGGTTTGAACAATCCCAACAGCGTAGCGCAGCTGTCGTCCTGGCTCCAAACAGAAACAGGAGAAGAAGTATCAGATCTGCGCAAGGATACCGTATCCAAACTGCTGGGGCAGGACGGCAACAGCCCACAGGTCCAGCGAATGCTGGAAATCCGCCAGGAGTTGGGTAAGACATCCACCAAGAAATATGACGCCATAGAAGCCGCTGTGTGCCCTGATGGGCGGGTTCGCGGATTACTCCAGTTCTACGGGGCGAACCGAACCGGGCGCTGGGCTGGACGGCTGGTACAGGTCCAAAATCTGCCCAGGACGTACACAGAGCCTCTGGGCCTGGCCCGTGAGCTGGTCAAGGAGCGTAAATTGGATGCGCTCCGGATGATATATGGCGCTGTGCCTGACACCCTCAGCCAGCTCATTCGCACCGCTTTTGTGGCCCCGGAAGGGCACGTCCTCATAGATGCTGATTTTAGCGCCATCGAGGCTCGCGTCATCTCCTGGCTGGCCGGCGAAGAATGGCGGCTCGAAGTATTTCGCACCCACGGGCGGATCTACGAGGCCAGTGCCTCGCAGATGTTCGGTGTGCCCATTGAACTTATCAAAAAAGGTAATCCGGAGTACGCCCTGAGGCAGAAGGGTAAGGTAGCAGAACTGGCTCTGGGGTATCAGGGTAGCACCGGCGCACTCATCAACATGGGCGCCCTGGATATGGGCATCCCAGAAGAAGATCTCCCGGATATTGTGAGCCGATGGCGGGAGGCCAACAAACGCATCCGCGATTTGTGGTACACGATGGATAACGCCGCCGTGCAGGTCATCACCCAGGGGGTGTCCGTGGGGGTCAGAGGGCTCCTGCTGAGCCGGGAGTTTGACTGTAATCGGTGCATAGACGCCTTTACCATTACGCTGCCCTCAGGACGCAAACTTTACTACGTGGATCCCGGCATCGGGGAGAATCAGTGGGGTAAACCCTCTATCTCCTATATGGGCATGGACCAGACCACGAAAAAGTGGAAGCGCGTCGAAACGTATGGCGGAAAGCTGGTAGAAAACTGCGTGCAGGCCATCGCCCGTGATTGCCTGGCGGATACGATTGAACGGCTAGAAGCCGCCGGGCTCCCAGTGGTGTTCCATATCCACGATGAAGTGGTGATTGACGTGGAACCCTGGGCGGACGAAGAAGCTATGCTCCAGACGGTGGTAGAAATCATGCGGCGGCCCATTCCCTGGGCACCGGGGCTGCCGCTGAATGCGGATGGCTGGGTAGGCGGCTACTTCAAGAAGGATTAGTGCAGATTATTCTGCGCGGTTACGGTGCTTGTTCGGCAAAATGTTCCTACAAAGGGGGAAATTACATGAAGATTAAAAAGATTATGATTTCACAGCCGATGGGCGGTATCCCAAAAGATGAAATCATTGCAACGCGCGAAAAAGCCGCCACTGTGCTTAAGATGAAAGGCTGGTGCGTGGTAAATACATTATTCACCGACACCGATAGTGAAAGGACAAGGATGATGGGCATTATCCGAGCCCCGTTGCGCAACCTGGCCCGATCCCTTGAGCGCATGAGCTTGTGTCACGCGGTCTACTTCTGCCGGGGCTGGGAAAAGGCCCGGGGCTGCAGAATTGAACACGAAGCCGCAAAAGCGTATGAACTGGAGATCATCTATGAGGATATGGAGGAAGCTATAAATGAGGCTTGAAGAATACTGGCGTGGTAAGCCCGGGACTAAATATGGTATCTGGAACAGCAGCAAAAAGGAATTTCAGTTTGACATTTGTGAGGATACTCCTGCATTAGCCGAAGCTCGTCTGTCCCAGAAAATCGGGCAGGATGCCCGAAAATGGAGGTTTGAGGCACGACAACTCCAAGGAGGTAAGGTATGACCAGAGAAGAATACGAAGCCAAAATGGCGGCCCTGGAGCCGCTTGCAGAGGAACAGCGCAAAAGCATTACCTGTTCGCTCCTCGGCCACAGCCACATCACCAAGGGCTGTTTCGGCTATGTGCTCTGCGCCCGGTGCGGGGCACAGATCGGTGATACGCTTTGCGGCAGCTTTTACGATCCGCTGGAAGTACGGGTAGGCCACAACTGCCCAGTCTGCCGCAAGAATTACGCAAAACTGGGCTGGGAAGATCTGGTACTGACACCAGATCCGTTTCCTGCTGAAGGCATGGGAGAGCAGACGTGAGCTGCACAAACAGTAGCAGCTGCACTCTGCTCGACAAAAATTATTCTACACAGATAGCGTTTTCATCGAGATGTTTATACAATTTGTCGAATAAATACATAAAGCGCTTAGCTTCTGACGGGGAGAGATAAGCGTCCATCGACGCACGGTCCTCCCCGTTGGGGCCGAAGCCTCTTACAAGTGCGCTCATTTCATCTTTGAACTCTCGAACTCCATCTGATGAGTCAATCCCGGGTCTGTGCAGCACAAACGGAGCGAGCAGTAGAACAACTGCCTCAAAAGGGTGCCGCTCAAAATAGTCCGCATCGATGCGGCCGCACAGGGCGCCCCTTCCAGGATTGCCCCACATCGTATTAACGCGTTCCTCAAGTACAATGGCTGTTGCATGGTCAATTTTCATATCCAGACCACCTTTCTAAAATTTATGCCGCCAATTATAGCACATTCTTGGGTAAACGGCAACCTTTCTA